GCGTGAGACTGCTTTACATCCTCAGATGAGTTAGGTATACCCCCGAGCTCTTTCTCGGTCTTAGAGAGCTTGTTAGAGGGCTTGTCGGGCCTGTTGATTGAGAACAATCTATACCCTCTGTTCTTAAAATGGTATAGTAGCCTCGGCTTATTGTTCTCTACAAGTATTGGCATACCATAGAACACACAAGCCATAAGGACATCCTCGAAGAACATCTCTGCTGTTTGAGGCCTAGCTATATATTCTAAGAAGAACTCATTGGTTGGTGCATCATCCATATGCATCTTGGTCATCCCGTGAAGCGCACCATTAGATGATCCCCCTCCAACAGTTCCTGATATGTCGTAAGGGTCGCAGCCAAACGAACCTATGTGCTCATTGCCCGGATACTTCCTTCCGTTCCTCGTAACCACATTGTTCTGTAGGCCTGCATTCGGTAGCCAAGAAACCAAGAACCTTCCGTTCCTGTCAGGACTCCACACCACTTTGCTATCAGGCCCATCCCTCCAAAAGAACTTACCCCTGGTAAGCATATGCTCTTGAATCATATTGTCGTTATAGTCTATCTGCTGATATATCTTAGTAAGGTTGAATATGGATGACTTGCTCTCATCCCTGAAGGCGTGAGACTCTGTCCTGGGGAACTGACGATAGAACTCGTTCATCGCATTACTATCAGACTTCAAAGACTCAATCTCATTCTTCCAATAGTCAACAGCTCCCGTGTCTATCATTTCTCCATCCACGCCCTCAACTGCTTCGTCAGGTGAAGCGAAAACAGGCATACCGTGCCTATCTATATAACCCTCGAAGTTCCACTCCATAGGAATGAACAATGAGTACAGACCACTCTTAGTTTGACCATTGGCATTTCTCTTGGATGGGTTAGAGTCCTCGTATAGTTTCTTGAAGTTATTACCTCCTTTGTTTAGAGCGTTACACGTGGAACCCATCATACACTTACCTATCACCCTGCTACCCAACCTTAGACAAGTCTTAGTTACGCGCCAGTTGTTCAGTATGTTCTCAGGCTTCTCCCACTTACCACTCTCGTCGTGCACTAGTAGTTTTAGTTTCTCACCATCATAGCTGTTGTCAGCCGTGTTCTTCCAATCTATAGTAGTGTCTAACCCATCTATATCATCGTCACCAAGCTGGTGCATATTCTTCTTGGTAATCTTAGACGCTGGAACACGATACGCTAACTCAGTCTTAGGCCTATCCATACCATCCTGAATAGGCTTGAAGAAGAACGGGTAGTTGTTTGATATGGGTACAATCTTATCTACGAATAGCTTCTTAGCATCGTTACCTGTCTTAGATAGAACACCTAGCCTAGAATCCTTTGCTAGCGTAGCCATATTAACAGACTCCGACGCTCCCATAAATGAAAACCCTGAACGTCTAATCTTTAGGTAGCACATACCGAAGCATCTCTTGTCCGCCTTGCACGCCTCCCAAAAGATGTAGAATATTCTGTTGGCCTCTCTATAGTCAGGGTATCCAACATCAATCTTAGTCCACTGCAAATACATGTAGTGTGATCCTGTAATATATGTTGGAGTGTCAGCGTTGTAAAACCAAAACCCCTGCTCCCTTCTATCGAACTCCCTCTCTATATAATCAACCCAAGAGTCCTTGAATTCTGAAGACATATCATTCCATTGGAATATAGTCTTGATTCTTTTTAACTGACGAGGGTATTCCTCTCTCTCCCAATACTGCTCTCTTTGATTTACAGATTTTTTAAATACATTCTTAGGCTTTGCCGGAAGGCCTATCTTCAGGCCATTGATATTGTATACCTCCCCTAACGTCCCATTCCTAGATATTACAACAAGATTATACTTCGCATCGTATCCATACGTCCACGACTTAGACTTGTTCTTCTTAACTAGAACAGCCTTTGGTATGTAGTCGTTTACTACTTCGTATAATTTATTTTGACTTTCGCTCTGCAAATCCTTTGAATGAAGTGTTCTTGTTTGAAGTGGCTAGCGTCTCCTTCTCCGTCTCTATTCTTGATAGTATCTCGAATGCATCGAATATGGCTAGCTTCTTTGTCGCAGCAGCGTTCTTTAATCTATCAGCAGCGAGCTCGTCCTCAGGGTCAGGCTTTATTATCTCCTCTTGAGCAACCTTTATTAATTGACTGACAGCCTTGTACCCTGCCTCAATAATTTCTGATTTTATCTTGGAAGTGTTCACTGTACTTTTTATCCCACCGCCAATCTCTTGTTTTTTCGAATTGCTCATATATCTCTACTGCTTTAGGACATCTCTGCCATCTGTATTTACTTTTTACTTTCACGAGCTTACATCCGCAATCAAGCCACCTCTCTACTTTTCCCACCTAATAGCAATGTTTTTAGTGAACATCCTATATAGCTTCTCGCCATCTATTTCGAACTCGTATTCACTGTCAGGAGTAAAAGATACTAAATCACCAGCTTGCACACCTAATGATTCCAACTCTTTATTTATGTACTTCATCTCTCCTGTCAGGTGCTCCCCTGTAGGCTTAACAAAACAATACTTGCCTGGACACTTCCACCCTCCGTTGAAGGAGTACATAAAGAATTGATCCGGATCAACAAGGAACAGGTCATCCTTCAAGTAGCTCCTGCCACTTCGATGCCTACCCTTCATGTCGTTGTAAGTTCTAAATACGTTGTGATGAACTATCAGGGTGTCTCCCTTTTTTACATCCCCTTTGTATCCAATAGGAGTTTCTACCACTAACGCTTTTCGATTAGTGATTGTATGGTCTTCGTGAGTATTGCTTAGGATAAGACCAAACTCATTCTCATTGTTGTATCGCAAGCCACCCTCAGGCTTTACGATGAAGCAATATGGTGATTGCATTAAAAATTAATATTATATTCTACTGACACAGGCATGTTAGGACCAAAGGACTTCCACAGCATTACTTCGTTTTTCTGCTCAATCCAAACCTTAAACGTGCCCTGCTCTTCTTTTATTAAATGAATCTTATGGTTTCCACCAAGGACATCCTGCCCTACGATATAGTGCATAGCACTATTCTTGTAATCAGCCCCTATTGAAATTTTTCTGATTTGCATTAGAAGGAAGCGCTAGTATCTACTTTCCTCCAGCTATTTGTAGCAACACAAATGTATAATTTTGTCCCATCAAAAGCTATTTGCCCAGCTGTTCCTGTAGACGAAGGAGTTGATGGTGCGGAAGAACTAATAATTAAATCAGAGCCAACATTAGCAGCTACGTGACTAGTTATATTAGCCATCGTAAATGTTTTGGTGGCGTTCGAAGACCCTGCATCAGTTCCTATTACATAATCAGCGGCAGCTGGCGTTACCGATGCGTACTTTGAAGTATCAGATATTTTCCCCATTCTTTTTGTTTATTTCTCCTGTTTCTAAATTAAGAGATACGTCCGCCCCGTGTTCAGCTGTAATACTATCCTCTACTGCCTGAAGTGCCTTACCTGTAGCAATAGACTCCTGAACCACTTGGTACTTATGTAACTCTAGCCTAGCGATGGTATCCGTTAGTCTTGCCATCTTAGACCTTAATTCCTTAATCGACTCTAGTTGTTGTTTCTTTAATTTCATTTTCTTTAATTTTTTCGTATGTCCTCATCCCGCTTAGACCAAGCATCGTTACAAGTACTGTAATCAGATGATCCATCTGTGCAGGTTCACCATATCGTTCCGTGAAGATAACAATAATATCTCTAGCAATAAAGTTATATAAAAGTGCCAATCCACACACCCAACCTATAGTCGGCCTCCACCCGGCACGAAACATCTCCCAACCTTTACTCTCCAGAATTGAGCTCGTAAAGTCTTTCATCTAGTTTGTCGATTTTATTATTCATTACATCAAGCTGTCTTTGGATTCCGTCAAGAGAAACTTTAATCTCTTCAGCGGATATTTCTTGAGGAGGCAACTTCTTGGCCTCATCTATTTCAGCTTTCAATTCAAAGTATGCCACGAATACTGAGAATATAATTCCCATTATCCATACAAAGGTTGACATTGGCATGCCGACAACGGTCTCTTTCGTTATCAGTTTCATGCCCTTAAAATTAATACTTTTTTACCATTGTAAAAACTTAGGCGAGTAATGGATACCCACACCTATGTAATGCCTTGTTTGGCCCGTTGTTGTGATGCCTATACCTGTCTGAAACCCAACACCAAAAGATTTGCGTACCTTTACAAGTTGCTTCGGGTCTACTAGTATAGCACTTGCATTGTTGAATGTAACTCCTGGATAGTCAGTTCTCATTCTAAATAATACCTCGCCCGTCTTATTGTTTCGTTCTATCGTGTTCTCAACCCATATGTCCTGCTCTAGGTTTATTATGGCATCCGCCACTACCACGCCATCAGTAGGTATCGTAACCTCTATGGATCTGTTGCTCTTGCCGAAGGTATCTTTCTGCTCTACGTATATCTGCTTATAGAACGTATCGGTGTTTACTATTGTAATCGTGTCGTATATAAACGCAGGTACTTCAATAGTCTCTCGTATTTCTGTTGTCTGATTGGTTATGGTTACAGGTGGCTGAGACCTATCTACTGCTATGCTGTCACCTAGCTCATCTATTTTTAAGTTTAGTGCCCTGATATCGGCAGCGTATAAACCATCGCTATCCATGTAATTTCGGATAGTGTCTAGTAGCGCAACGTTATTGTTATTGATTCGCTGTATCTCTTGCTTATACTCCTTCTCCTGCTCACACTTGTTTAATAGCATAAACGCAAGGAATATGCAGAACATATATGGAACTGCCTCCTTAAAATTAAAGGTTGACCACTTATGCTTATTATACATCGTCAGGTTCACCTCTCCATTCAACACTTTCCACAATGGTCATTATCTCATCGTGACTGTGTAGTGTTTTATTCGATAACGACTCAATTGTGGGTGGCATATCACCCTCGTACTTTACAATAGACTTATCTTCACTTACATTATGCGTTGTCGTTTCAATGCTTGTTGTAAGCAATTGGCCATAATCAAGTAATCCTAAATCTGATGTGTTTAATATTACATAGGTTCTCATAAGCCGTATCTATCTTTAGAGGCATTGTAATTTTGTAATGCTTCAGATGCACTTAATGTTTTATTATACATTTTTATTGCAGAAATTCTTCCATCCAAGAAAAATCCCGCCCTGTTACCTCCTGCAAAAATTTCATGCCCTGTTGCAGAATTAGTAGCACTTGCATTTCCTTGAGCAAATAAACTCCCATTCAAATACATTTTTGCTCCATTTGCATTTGTGGTTCCATCCCACATAAAAACTAAGTGATGCCACTGTTCTATAGATGGGTAGGTACTTCTTATGTTAACTATATAAGTTGAATTATTACTTATAACAAAAATTAAATCAGTACCATTACCAAATACGTCAAAATTTCTTTGACTTGTATTTCCACGCGTGGTTCCCTTAGTAATAATACCATCATTTTTTGAGGCTGTAGTATCAGCATAAAACCATACATCTATTGATAATGGATAAGACTCAAGGATTGCGGGTCTACCAAAATCTACTTTGTCATCTACACCATCAAACTCAAAGTAACCACCCTGTGCTGAATTGTAAGTTGCACCATTAAGAATTGTGCCGTTGTTTCCGTTTATTACATCGGTCCAAGTAGTACCACTTCCTGGGTAACTTGATTCATCTCCTGCGTCAACTCTAAATATTAAACCGTCTGTAACTATATCTTCCCCAGTCTCCGCAAGAACTTTCCTGCCAACTGATATGGCGTTGGATATGGATATCATTATCGTAGGGCTATAATATCAGTTGCTGTTGTTACTGGAGATGAAGAGGTTACATTAAAAATCTTAGTAACCTGCACAGGAATAAATGTTCCTGCGGGGACACCCTTGAAAGTAACTTGGTCGCCTCCAGCAGTCTCTACATTAACATTACCAGCTCCACCTACGTATAAAACACACGGCTCAGTGCCTTCGCTAGAAAATACACTATAAATAACGTTCAGCAGTCCAGCTGTTTTTGTTGCCAAAGTTTCATCAAATACCGCAGTTCCACTAATCAAAGTTAAAACTGTTGTCGCCACAGACTTAATAGTGTAATATTTTGTGTCACCAGAAGCAATTGCTATCTTGACGATATCTCCTGATTTTACTCCCAAGGCCACAAAGTCTTTTCCCGTATCAGTTAAGGTTGCATCATTTGATGTTATACCAGTCGCTGCTGCTGTTGATGCGCCAACTCCATTAAGATTTGAAGTTATTAACTTTCCTGGGTCTGGAATTATTGTTGTTGAGCCCGTAGTAGGTATTACGTCTATCGCCCTTTCTGTTTGTAATTTTTGGTATGCCATAGTGCAAAGTTAACTATTTTCTATCATACGGATATACCCTGTTTAGTGTGTCTCTTCGTTCAGCACAACCGCATGGCTTACCAGTTATTTCTGAGACCTTATCGACAACCGCTTTGATTCCCGTAGCCTTAGTAAACTTCTCTATGCTATCTCCTATTCCTCTTGACTTCATTAGTACTTTCCTTTTCTACTCTTTGGTGAAGACTTCGTTGATCCGCCCTTACCAGCCCAAAGAGTTTTACATGCCCAATATCGAGCAGTCAGTTTGTCTTTTGCTGTAGAGCATTTATGCCTTGCCCTAAAAGATTTTCTTGCGGCGGCAGAATAGTTATGCCCATAGCCTTTTGCCCCGAAGTGGATTAGTTTTTCTTTTCCACCCGAGCAAGCTTTGACCATTTTCTTTTTCCCTGCGCGGTCTGATTTCCTAGGTTTGTTGCAGGGCATTGATGCCTTATCCGCCACGCTGACTTTTTTTGTACTCTCTAAATGATTGTCTAAGACCTTTAACTCTGCTTCTTATATTTTTTCTTTTCTCACGACCAAACAAAGCATTGCCCTGCTCATCGTAAGTCATACCCGTCTGCCCTCCAGCTCTTACATTTCTGATAGCAGTTCTCAGGCCTTTTCTAGTAGCAATAACTTCTCCTGTCATACCTGTAGACATAATAGGGTCTCCAGTCCCCATCTTGCCTGATATAACTTCATAGTCCTTGTCTCTTGCAGGTATATTACCGTACTTTATTTTTTTCAATGCACTAGCGATTTTAATCCACTCCAAAGTTTTGTAATGGAAATTCCTAGCCCCACACCACCAATAATGCTGATGCCCTTGGCTAATAAAATTGCTGCAATGATTGCAGTATACCCAGCTACAGCTAAGTCGCTAGTAGCCCACTTTAGGATTTCGTTTAATTTTCTCATACCTTAAATATAGTGATTATGTTTTTTTATGCTGTCGCCTAATAGCCTCTTTGCCTTTCTTAAATATTCTGACGACTTCAGACTTACCCATAACCTTAGCCCTCTGCTCTCCTACGGTTAGTATCTGAATTTTTCTCGCGAACGGCTTCTTAATTTTTTTAACCTTAGCAACAGTAGCACGAGCATCACTAGGAGTCGCAAATTTAATTCTGACAGTATCTTTCGGATTTTCATCTGTATATAGCCTTCTACCTGAACCCTTAGGCTTTTTTCCTGTGCCCACTTTAGGGTCTCTCTTTTTTCTAGGCATTACCTTTTGGTAAACTTCTTAGTCACTCTCCCCGCAGCAGTGTTGGCAACCACAGTCCTCCCTCTCGCACCCGCACGCTTCTTTTTCCTTGCAGTGGCAGCACGCTCCGCCTTGCTCATGCTCCGAGCCTTCTTCAGAGGCAGGCAACGATCCGGATTCTTCTTGTCCTTGCTCGTACCACAGTCGCCCAGTATAGAACCATCCGTCCCAATTCTCACCCATTTCTCTTCTCTCCATTTTTTAAGCTCCCCCATTATTTTCCATCTTTGACCTTATTATCTTGTCCTGCAAATCTTTTGGCAGTGTCTGTTGAGACTTTGTTAGAAAATTGTCAATATCAATATCCCTCATTGAAATTTTGCTGTACTTAATCTTTTTCATATTAGTATCCCATTGATTTTTCCATACCGTAACCTGGATTCATTGTTATTTTCCCATCACGCATCTTAGCAAACTCAATCGCTTGTGGTCTCCCAACAGCGTTAGGGGGAAATATTTTTTCCTTTACCATCCCCGTATCCGGGCATTTATATCTTACAGTTGGCATTATTTCCTGTGAACTTTTTGAATTGGAAAGTCAGCATACTTGGAAGAACCAGCGTGCTTCTTATATCCAGATGAAGGGTCTTTCATTAATTTTAGTTTACCGCCCTTGCCCTTCATCCAATGAAATCCTTTAGGGGACGGAACTCTTTTCTTATCAGCCATTAGTATCCTTTTTTAGTTTTTTTAGCTTTCTTAGTCTTACTTTTCATCTTGCGTTTCATCACTTTTTCTTTTTAGCACCCTTAGCATAATTCGGGTCTTTACAATACTTAGAGGCCGCCATGTTAGCATACGCTGATGGGTATGTGTCAAACGTCCTCTTTGCCCAGGCTATGCCCTCCGGACAAATCTTATTTCCTTTCTTTTTAGTCCTACCCTTGGCCATATTAGCTCTCGTAGTTCATGTACGGGTTATCGTCTCCTCCCTTTCTGTAAAATGAAACCTTGGATTGATTTTCAGCGCCTTTTGTAGCAGCATCTTTAATCGCCTTTCTCCTAGCAACTGGTCCTCCAACTTTCTTGCCAAATGATTTACGATTTTTTATCACTCGTTGTTGAACTCCCGCCTCTGCCCCAGCTGCTGTACCTATAGCCTTAATGTCTTTGAACTCATCCTCAGTTGTTACCTTTCCTGTCATACCCTGCTCTTTTAGGTATTGAACAACGGCTCTTCCTGCGATACGTCCTGACCTTCTAGTTCCGCCTGCCGTAGCGGC